ATGTTGAACGGAATGCTGAAGATCTTTTTGGAAAGAATTATTCCAGAACACAAAAAACCAAAGAAAATTGAGATCAATGAGAAGCCTGCAAAAGGCAAATCAAAAGATACCAAACCTATGGGTGAGTTGCTGATGGAAGAAGCTCACGAAAGAGGTCTGTAAAAAGTACGCCGGCCGCAATGGCCGGCTTTTTAATTTAAGGATTATTATGAGCCTCTATATTGTTAGATTAATTACTGGTGAAGATTTGATTGGTGAACTTGATATCTCTAAAACCAAAGACCACGAACACAAATATAAAATGAAAAATGTTGGTATTGTTCAACTTGTACCAACTAAAGATGGTGTTGGTATTTCATTGTATCCTTATGCTCCGTATGCTGAAGATAGTGAATTTACATTCAAAGAAGAGCATGTCATGACAACATACAAACCTTCAGTTGACCTTCAAAACAACTACAGCCGAATGTTTGGCTCTGGTATCCAAATCGCACAATCAATCAGATAACAGTTGAATCATTAATTGATCTGCTGTATAATCATTCTCTTTACTGAGAAGGAAGTATGAAGTTTTACACGAACGTAATTGTTTACGGTGACAGTGTCTATGTGAGGGGATATGAGAATGGTAAGCGTTTTGAATACCGTGACACATATCGCCCTTATCTCTTTGTAAACTCCAAGAACAAATCAGGCTACTCAACTCTTACTGGTCGTAATGTCGATAAGATTGACTTTGAGAGTGTCAAGAGTGCAAGAGAGTTTATGGGTAACTACGAAGATGTTGATGGGTTCGATATCTACGGCTCCACTCTCTACACCTACCAAGCAATCTACGGATTGTTTAAAGGTGAGGTAAACTACGATGTCGATTCAATCAATGTTGTATCGCTGGACATTGAGACGTCTACTCTCAACGGCTTTCCTAATATGGAATACGCTGACAAGGAAGTGATCACCCTATCAATTCGTATGAGAGGTAAGGTTGCTGTATTTGGTACCCGTCCATACAAAGCAAAGAGTGAAGATGTCACATACATCCAATGCAAGAATGAAGTAGATCTTCTTGAGAAGTTCTTAGAGGTATGGAATTCAAACAAGTGGAAGCCAGATGTTGTTACTGGTTGGAACATTGAGTACTTTGACATTCCATATCTCTATAAACGAATCAGCAATGTCCTTGGTGCTAAGCAAGCCAACAAACTATCGCCTTGGGGAATAGTCAAAGAACGACAGACTGGTAAAGATCCAACTGCACCCAAGGTGTATGATCTGTACGGGTTATCGGTTCTTGACTACATGGCTCTCTATAAGAAGTTCTCCTACACCCCACAAGAGTCATACAAACTGGATCACATTGCCGAGTATGAGCTTGGTGAGAAGAAATTAGACTATTCTGAATATGAGTCGATGCATGAATTCTATATGCAGAACTTTGAAAAGTTTGTTGACTATAACATTCATGACGTTGTGTTGGTTGATAGATTAGAAGAGAAGTTGAAGTTCATCGAGCAAGTTTTTGCGATTGCTTATGATGCAAAAGTAAACTACGTTGATACATTTACTACTGTTCGTATTTGGGATATCATTATCACTAACTATTTGATGGATCGTGGGATTGTTGTTGCTCATGTTGAACGTAGTGAGCTGGATGAGAGACAGGATGTTGATAGAGAGATGGGTCCAATTGTTGGTGCTTATGTCAAGGATCCTCAAGTCGGGTTGCATAATTGGGTTTGTTCATTTGACTTGAATAGTCTATACCCTCACTTGATTATGCAATACAATATCAGTCCAGATACGTTTGCTGGAATGAAGGATGATATTACGATTGAGAGATGTCTCAATAGACAGCTAGGAGCTGATCTTGAAGAAGAGATGGGCGATACTCAACTGACGCTATGTCCTAACGGATCAATGTTCAGTAAAGAGAAAGTCGGATTCCTTCCCACTTTGATGGAGACAATGTATAACGACCGTACGGTTTGGAAGAAGCGTATGATCGAAGCAAAGAAGCAATACGAACAAACACCAACACGTGAGCTAGAGAATGAGATAGCAAGATGCAACAATATGCAGATGGCTAAGAAGATTCAATTGAATAGTGCTTACGGCGCTTTGGGTAATGTTTACTTTAGATGGTACCAACGTAATCTTGCTGAAGGGATTACAATGTCTGGCCAGCTATCGATCCGTTGGATGGAGAAGCACATCAACCAATATCTGAACAAGTTATTCAAGACTCAGGATGAAGACTATGTGATTGCTTGTGATACTGACTCGATGTACATTCGCTTAGAAAGACTTGTGACTGGTGTATTCGGAGACGAACAGCAAGACACTCAGAAGATTGTTAAGTTCTTGGATGATGTATGTGAGAAGAAGATTCAACCATTCATCGATAAGACTTTTGCTGAGCTTGGCGATTACATGCAAGTGATGAAGCAGAAGATGGTGATGAAGCGTGAAGCAATTGCCAATAAAGGAATCTGGACTGGTAAGAAGCATTACATTCTTAATGTATACAATAACGAAGGTGTACAGTACAATGAGCCTAAGTTAAAAATGCAAGGGATTGAAGCTGTACGCTCATCGACCCCTGCTGCTTGTAGAAAGAACATTAAGAAGGCTTTGGAAGTGATCATGAACGAAGACGAGAAAGCAACAGTCAAGTTTATCAACGACTTCAAGATGGAGTTCATGACTTTACCGTTTGAGGAGATTGCATTTCCAAGAAGTGTAAAAGATATGAAGAAGTATCAAGACTCCTCATCGATCTACAGAAAGTCTACACCTATTCACGTCAAGGGTTCTTTGATATACAATGCACTTTTGAGAGAGCATAAAATAGATAGCAAGTATCCAATCATTCGTGATGGAGATAAGATTAAGTTTGCATATCTTAGAACTCCTAATCCTGCTCGCGATACTGTAATATCTTCACCTGGTGACTTACCAAAGGTGCTGAATATTCATCCATATGTTGACTACGAAACTCAATTTGATAAATCATTCCTGGAGCCAATCAAGTCGATTCTCGATGCTGTTGGTTGGGAGATCAAAGACCGTAGACAAACACTAGAACAATTCTTTGCATAGGAATAAAAATGGGAAAGATTAACATTTCACTAGATGATGTTACTGATGACTTTGGATTCTCTGCTGTAAGCGAGGATGAGCTAAAATCAATGGAGCGTCAACTTCAACAACAAGTATTGCAAACTGAAAAGCAATTGACGTTGACTTCCAAAGAGTACAAAGATAGAATGGAAGCTCTTTATAAACTAATTATGCCTCTATTACTAAACCTTCAGAAAGATCCTGAAAAAGAGTACATACTATGGCCTGATAGGTCAAAGAAGATGACAGCGTTTATTGATAAGGTAAACAAAATTGTAGAAAATGATTAACTATCTTGCTTTACTGGTTGCGATTGGCCTATCAGCAATTGCAGCCTACTTCTCTGTTATTGGTCTTACAACTATCTTTGCTGCATCATTCTGGCCCGTAGTTATAATGGGTGGAACGCTGGAGGTAGCAAAGGTAGTTGCTGCGTCTTGGACATATCGTAATTGGAACATTGCACCATTCTCAATCAAAGCATATTTGGTTGCATCGATTCTTGCTTTGATGTTTATTACATCAATGGGAACATTTGGTTACCTATCAAAGGCTCACATAGACCAGACAGCAAGTTCAGGTGATGTTATATCACAGCTAGCAATATATGATGAAAAGATTAAAGTAGCAAGGGAGAATATAGATGCGAACCGCAAAGCACTTAAACAATATGATGACGCTGTGGACCAGATCCTGGGCCGCAGTGATACAGAAAAGGGTGCGGAAAAAGCAGTGGTGGTACGTCGTTCACAACAAAAAGACCGTGCTCGCTTACAAGAGGAAATCCAAGCCTACCAGAAAGAGATTGGTATCCTTAATGACACTAGGGCGCCCTTGGCCGCCCAGGTTAGAAAGGTCGAAGCAGAGGTCGGTCCCCTCAAGTTTATTGCGGAATTGTTCTATGAAGAAGTCGACACTCAATTCCTGGATAAGACAGTTCGTTGGGTAATCATTCTGATTGTTATTGTATTTGATCCATTAGCAATTATTCTATTGATTGCAGCCAACATTGGACTCAGCAAAACAAAGATAGAAGAACAGCAAGTTCAGGAGCAACAAGATACACAAGAAGAGATTGAATCACGAGCCAGGTTACTAAAAGAGTTGACAGGCAAGATAAGAGGTGGTACAATCATGATTGATAAAAATCAAATAAGGGAGATGTAATGAGTTTTTTGAAAAGTTTACTAAAGGAATTAAATGATGAGGATACTTACTTGGCCGCTGACGGCACTGCTAGTTCTGAGTATGGTGGTTGTATTGATACTGGCAGCTACATTCTCAACGCTCTTCTCTCTGGTAGCATCTATGGTGGCATACCTGATAACAAGATTACTGCTTTTGCAGGAGAGTCCGCTACTGGTAAAACTTTCTTCGTTCTTGGTATCGTTAGAGCCTTCCTTGACAAGAACCCAACCGGAGCAGTCGTATACTACGACACCGAGGCAGCAGTCACCAAGGGAATGATGGAGTCACGTGGTATTGATACGGCTCGTGTCATTATTGCAGAACCAGATACTATTCAGAAGTTTAAGACTCATGCACTTAAACTGCTTGAAGCATATGAGAAACAACCAGCAGATCAACGTCCACCAATGATGTTTGTTCTTGATAGTCTGGGATTGCTTTCTACTTCTAAAGAGATGGAAGATTCTTTAGAAGGGAAGGATGTTAGAGACATGACGAAGTCGCAAGTAATCAAGGCTGCGTTCCGTGTTCTGACATTGAAGTTGGCAAAGGTGAAAGTGCCGATGCTCGTCACAAACCACGTTTATGAGGTAGTAGGTTCATATGTTCCGACAAAAGAAATCAGCGGTGGATCGGGTCTCAAGTACGCAGCAAGCACTATTGCTATGCTCTCCAAAAAGAAAGAGAAAGACGGAGACGGAGAGATCATTGGAAACCAAATCAAGATCAAAACCTTCAAGTCAAGACTCTCCAAAGAAAACCAAGACGCAACTGTGTTACTTACTTACAACAAGGGTCTCGACAGATATTTTGGGTTACTAGAGCTTGCTGAGAAGTATGAAGTGATCAAGAAAGTATCCACTCG